GCTGCACTAAGTGCACTGTGCTTTTCTGCCAACTCAGAAATTCTATCATCAACGCTCTTGCTGAAAGCTTCTACAGATGTCTTAATCTCTGTAACCTGTGCAGCATTTGCTTCTGTAGCCTTTGTGAGTGTCTCTGCGAAAAAGCCTTTTAGATCGCCTAACATCTTTGCAAAATCAGGTTCATCAACCATAACTTCTACTGTGTCGGCTGCTTTTTCAACGTTGTCGGCAGAGGTATCTTCAGCTACAATTTCTGTAACTTCTGATGCTTTGTCAAAAAGATTGACATTTGAATCGTCATTAGATTCAGCAACTGGTGCCTCTTCAACGACTGCATCAACTTCTGGAGTAACTTCAGCTGGAGCTTCAACGGCTGCTTCTGCAACTACTTCAGCGTCTTTGCCTACATTAAGTTTTTCCATGTCATTACCTCCTTCTACGTTTGCCTGTTTTGCTAATTGTGTTTCAGGCAACGGTAATCTTGACTTCTTAAATGAAGCAAGAATCTTATCTATTTCTTTTGACTTGCTTATGTCTGAGCTTTCTACCCACCCAATTAGAGTAGCTGGCTTGCCAGATACTGGTGAATCGAAAGTTTTTTCTGTGGACATAAATACAGAGTCGCGTTGTTGGCAAAAAAAAATATTTTGTGTTTAAAAAACTTTAGCGAGGGCAATTGAAAAAATGTTGCATAGCTCGTTTGCTGGTGAGTCGACGATTGAAAGTTCTACGAGGTCATAGTCTTTAATAAATCGAACTGCTTCACCTGTAGCCTTGTTAACTTCGTTATCTGACTCTTTAATCTTTCCGCCAATTGAAAAACCAGAAAGAGTGCCGTCAAGAACTTTTTCCCAAGTATCTTGTGCACCCTTTGAAATGTATGATGTTACATAAACACCATTGTAAAAAGTTTGAGACTTTTGATCGTAGTATGTTTCTGGTTTAAATGAAACAACTTTACCAACTGCAATTGACTGATGCATCTCACGGAGATTTCCTCTAAAGTTTTCAAAAGCTTTTATGCTAGCTTCTGCTGTGACAACATCTCCTGTCTGGTCAACATTATCTAATGTTGCAAAACCAGATACAGTTCTATTTTCTCTGTTGACCTTAGTAAACGGAATCGACAAATGTAGGTTGTCGCCATTACTAGACCAATGGCCTTTTTCAATGTTCATATGCTTAATTTTAATGCTTTATCTACTATAACGCAAATAACAGTCGATTAAACTTATTTGACTTTTGGACCATCGCCCTTTGGATTTCTGGCTTCTCCGCTTTTATCTGGGGCATTAGCTTTTCGCTTTTGGTCCCTAGTTTTATTTCCAGTAACCTTTGCCTTTTGATCTGCCACCTGCTGTGGCTTTAAGTCTACCATTTCATCCCCGCCCTCAACGGTTGTCATATTTTTTCTAATACGGACTTCGTTAGGGGTAATGACCTGCATTCTCAAATAAATTTCGTCAATACGGCTTTGAGTCTCTTCGTCTGTTAGGCTGAGCTCGTTGAACTTTAATTGGACGACATCTGTCTTTTCTGCAATTAAATAGTTTAATTTCTTTTCAAGTCTGTCTTGGGCTGGTCTACAGACCTGCTCTTTAAATGTCTTATCGGCATCTCTGGCTGCGGCAAGGTTGATTCCCTCTGGAATTCCAATCTTGCTAATTGGTACTCTATGAGCCAAAAGAATTTCATCTCTATTAGACTTACGATAAATATTAAATGAAGACTCTTGCTCTCCAGCTTCAATAGGCTCCATCTTAAATTCAGTTTTTGAGTCTGGCGTATCTGCTGGCAATGGGATATATAGAGATCTGTGGTTCTTTCCCTTTAGGCCAACTTGGAAAAACTCAAGAAGCTTTCTTTCTGACTCTGGAGAAAGTTTTGCTCCCTTTACTGTAATAATATATCTTGGGACAGCCTTGTTTTCAAAATAGTCAAGGTTGTATCTTCCAGCAAACTCGTTTCCAGCTAGTGCTTGCTGTGCTGCAATAATGTCAGGGACACCATAGTAATTATTCATTGGTGTATATTTCTTTAGATGAATAATTTCATTTGGTCTATCCTCTTGACCAGCAATTGGACTAGGGGTTTCCATGTCTCCAAAGTTTCTAAAGAACACGGCCTTGCCGTAAAGAAGCTGTATAAATCCGTCACGCAATCTACGCACACGCATTGTTTTAGCTGGGATATGTCCAATGTATCCAATGTCTCCAGCTACTGTGCGTCCAATTTCAATGTACCCGTTGCCAGTTGCTTCAAGATCTGTATATGCTTTTATAAGAGTTTCAGTAAAAGACTCTTCTTCGTTGCAATCGTCTAGCCACTTATCAAGCTGTGTTTTAATTCTTTCAATTTTTGCACGAGCTCTGTCAAGCTGCTTGTCATCCGTTATGGCATCCATAGCATCTTTGGCTTTGTCTGTTTCTGTGAACGTGTAGCCTAGACCGACTATGTTTGAAACCTTTGCGTTAATTGCTGCGTAATTGTATGTAGAAACTTCGTATATTTTTGAAAGATATTCAAGGTTATATGTAGGCTCTACAAGATCAAATAATGCATATCCGCTAATGGCTTGCTGCATTAAGTTTTGCTGTGTTGCGACTCCGCTTGTTCCAACAAAAGCTTTAGAGAAATCACGGTTAATCTTACGCTTAAAGTTTGTGCCTAGGCCTCTTAGCTTTTTAATTTCTTCTAGGTCAATTTTAAAAGGATCGTCATGCTCTTCTGCTTTTTGAAAATGAAACCAGTCTGCTGTGTTTGAAATGTCAATGGTGCTAGAAGAGTTGTCGTCTTCTATAAACTCTACTTTTCTATTCATGAACCTTACCGCCTCTTAACATTGCATCTTTGTATACACCAATATCATATGGGTCTGGTGGCAGTCCCCATCTTAATCTTTGCTCTTGCTCTGCAAGCTCTTCATCATTAATTTTTCTACGGCCAGAAAGAAACTTTGGCTGCCCTTCGTATATTCCGTATGAGCGAACCTCTCTTGCTAGGGCATCCATTCTTGACCTATTTCCTTTAATTGAGGTAATAGATAGGAAGTTGCCATCATCATCGCCAATCCATCGGCCATCTGGCATTTCCCAAACGTATATGCCTAATGTTGTTTCTTCAACAATCTTGGTGTTTTTCTTTAATATGTCCATAGACCATAATCATACCATTATCTGTGACCAAAGTCCAGATTTATACCATGCAATTACAAATTTTATATGCTTATTGACAACGGCTCTACAGAAGTTAATGTGAATGCAGTCAAGTCGTTACCAGTTGATCCCTCAGATACTGTTAATTCGGTATCTTCGATGACATTTACAATATTTCCAGTATAAAGCAGGTAATGCTGGGCTATTTTTGTATCAGAAAGGGAGTTTTCATATACTGCAAGGTTGTTATACATATGGTTTGTTCCATAGTCTGACCCGTCTTGATTCTGATTAAATTTTAGACTTGTGGCAGGCGATGTGAAGTTTATAACGATATGGTGTGGCATTCCTATTTCCATAAAATTATACACATTTGTCTCAGATGTCCGATTTATGCCATTTACGTATATTGAGTCAATTCCAGTTTTTGAAATTAAGCCTGCTGATGACCATCCGTATGAACTTGATTGTCCTGACACAAGCGTGTTTTTACCAGACTCTGGTGTGAATATAACTTCAACTGTTTCTATGTCTGGCATATTGTTTAGTTCAAATCCATGCCCGTCATACATTCTTAAACCGTTATTCTTGTTGTAAGAAAGGATCCTGCTATTTCTTTTTGGCAATGCGTAGTCATAGCTTGAGGACAAATAGTATCCTGAGTTATCGCTATAAAAGTTTTTTGAACTATAAAACAGTATTTCTATGTTGTTTAATACGACTTCATATTTACTTGTATCTTCTGAGGACATGGTTACTCTTAAATAAATTAGGTCCGCTATATTGTTATCATTCTTGTTATAGTAAGGTAGAGGACTTCCATTTTGGCATTCCCGCCAAATGGTTCCATCTATGCTAGCCTCTACAGTAATGCCAGATAAATTTTCTGACCAATATATCTGACTGGTGGATATGTTTAAATAGTTTGGGACTATGAATGAATCTACAAATGAATACTCAGCAGAAGCTGACTCCTCTGTCTTTGGAAAATACAGGTATGATCCATCAGCAGATACAGAGATTCCATCTTGTGCAACTTCAGACCATGCCCTTGATTCTGGATAAGAAAACTTAAATTTTGGCTTAATTGAAAAGGAGTTCATGCTAAACATATACCCGTTATCAACATTTACTATTTGCGAAGAATTTATTTCTTTTATGCCCTCAAGGTAATGTCTTTTAATTTGCTCTTCAGATAGGTTAAATTTATAAAAGCCTACGCAGTCTATTATAAATTTTCCGTTAGCTGGCCCAGTTTTAAAGTCTAGGTTTGTGTTGGAGAACTTGTGTCCTGACATAGACAAAGAGTCTACCAAGATACCATTTACATATAAAGATATTGATCTTCCTTGAAATAGTCCAACTAGATACAGGGCCTCTTCATTTGAAACTGTATGCTCTATTTTTTGACTTCCTATTCTAAAAACAATATTTCCGTTTTCATAAAATAGGCCAGAGTTTATTGATGTATCTCCAACTATTGTTATATTGCTTTCTGTTGGGGGAAGCACACACCAGGCCTCAATAGTAAAAGAATCATCTTGATAATATTCATTTGCTATTCCTTGAGCAATATAGTGAACAGATGTATCTGACATTATCTGTGTGCCTCTAGAGCCGCCAGATATTAAAGGCATTAGCTCTTTGTCTGCGGTATTAATTGCGTAACCGTCATTAAGGTTTCCAGAGTAATCATATACTGGCAGTCCGCTTAATCCAGAGTATGTAAGGCCACTGTCTTTTAAGTCCTGATAAGTTGCAAATTGTGATATTATTCCATCGTAGGAACCAACTGTTCCAGATCTGACTTCATCTAACAAGTAAAATGATGTTGGGTGGTCATTTAAGACTACGCTTTTGTATGACATCCCGAACCTACTTTTCTTCTAGTAATTTTACTCTTGCTGTAAGTTCTTGAACTGCTTTAATTAATGGTGAAATAAATTCTTCGTATCTTAATGCCTGCTGCCCATCTTCATTTGTTGGGTCTGAGGACACCCATCCGCCAAAATCTTCTACGCCAGCTTCATCTATTACTTCTTTTACTTGTTGAGCAATTAAACCGTAGTGAGTTCTTTCTCCATCAATTTTATTATATTTTACTGGCTCTAGGTTATTAATAAAGTCTAAGCCTAGATCTGAGGGCAGTATATTTTCTTTTGTTCTTCTATCAGAAATGACTGTGGCTGCTGAGTTTAGGTATATGTTTTTCCATCCTCTAGTTACGTTATCGGTTCCGCCATTTATTGGACCCAAAAGACCTAGAGTAAATGTATTTGTTGAAAGAGGATACCATGCCGAGTTAACTCCAGTAGTAGACAGCGCAGTTGTCTTTAGAGCAATTCTAGTATCTATTGGATCTATGTTAGCTTGCGATCCAGCTGGGCCCTGTGGTCCAGTTGCTCCTGCTGCGCCATCTGCGCCACGAGGAATTGTAAAGTCTAAAATTAAATTGCTTGATGTTCCGCTATTTGCAACTGAGGCATTGGTGCCAGGTAGCCCTGTTGTTGTAGAGTTTATTGTTATTGTTGCATAGGCATCACCTTTAGGCCCAGTAGCTCCAGTTGCACCCGTTTCTCCAGTATCTCCTTTAGGTAGAACTAGGTTTAAAGTTTGCGTTGGAGATGTACCAGTAATTGTTGCAGATGCTATCGCTCCGCTTGTAACTGTTCCTATTGAAAGTATATTTGAAGGGCCAGGGCCTCCAATAATACCATCTTGCCCTCTTGGTATATTAAATGTCAAAGATTGCGAAGGTGATGTTCCGCTAATTGTTACAGATGCGCTTTGTCCAGCGTCTATAGTGTTTGTTGCTGCAACAGTTAAAACATTTGCTGGGCCTACCTCTCCCTGTGGGCCAGGGTGTGCAGCAATATAGTCTGCTATGTCGTTTCCTAGGTGGCCAAGATCCCTAGGCACATCGGGAGAATCCGAGTAGCTGGGGAAGCGCCATCCATTAACACCTGTTGTTGTCATTTTTTAATTATACCATCTTACCTTTATATACGGACAAATGTGAGGTATATCTTTTGCCAGAAAGCACCTCATTTACTTTGTGAAGATATGGCTCATTGCTTGGGAATATGATTAAGCTTCCTTCTTCTGGCTTCAGTGAGATGCCTTGGTTTGG